GGCGGCGGCAGATATGCGACGTTGTCCATGGATTGTTAGATTTCGGTCCGGGGCGAGCCGTCGGCGTCGCGCGTGATCGCGACATTGACCCACATCGCAGTCTCGCGGATGCGGCGCAGGATGTAGGTCTTGTCGGCACCGTCAGGCAGCATTCTTGCAACCTGATCGGCGTAGTCTCGCGCGGCCATGCGTAATTCCGTCATCGCCGCCATCTGCTGGTCGCTGGGCCTGAGATAGTCGAACGTGCTTTCGTGAAGCCGCATGTCAGCGTCCCTTACCGGGTTTGCCCTTGTACCAACCGTAGTCGCGGTTGCTGGGCGGCACTGTGCTGGTCGTCGGTGCGCTCATTGATCTGGTAAGCATGCTGCCACCTTCAAAAGGTCCTTGATCTTGAGCAGGATCACATCGCTGTGGCCACCGTCGCCGACACCCTTGCGATAGTTGCCAGCCGCGTAAGCTTCGCGGCAAATCTGTTTGAGGTGCGGCACCGGGATCATCAGGTACAACAACGTCGCGTCACCACGCGCCAGTTCATGCACCCAGAAATCTGCTGGCGTGGCCGCGATGCCGCTTGGCTTGCCATCCCACGCATACTCGATGCAGATGTTGCCGGTCTGCTCCCACTGAAAGCGTTCGGTCTTCAACTCGATGTTCGCGTTCTGAAGACGCGCCGCAAACTGATCCTGATCGTTGAGCGCACTGCCAAGCTGGATATCGAACTTGGCTCGCGGCCCGAGGTCGCCGTCGGCGTAGGTGAAACGCTGTGCCGTCATGATCAGTACGTCTTAAAGCTCTCGCCGTTGGCGACCTTCGCGGGCTTGTAGCCCTCAAACTTTGGCTGCTGCTCCTCGGGCGGCTTCGGCTTCTGGCCCGCGCTCATGATGTCGAGCAGTTGACCGATCAGGCCGATGGCATCGACGCAGTCGTCATGCTTGCCAGCCGGAAAGCTGAGAAGCTCCGAACGAAACGCCGGGTACCACGGCGCGTTGACCGGCACATAGAGGCCATCCAACGCCATGCGGCCACGGATCGATTGCGCTCTGATCGACTTGTCGCCGCGCGTCGGAAACTCTTCGCGAAACACGAACGCCTTGCGCTTGCGCTGCCGCTTCGTCAGAAACGGCCCGACGCCGGATTTGATCTGCCCCTGCTCCTCGGCCCATCCGACTGGCTTCCACAGCTTGACCAGATCGCAGAACGCCTCGACCCACTCGTCGCTCGCCGCCTGCTTGCGCCAGAGGTCGAGCAGATACATCCGGCCTTCGGGATCGATGCCGACCACGACATGCACCGTGTAGTCGCCGCCGTCGTCGGTCACCGCGTAGTCGCTGGCTCCATAGATGCGGAGCGTCTTCAAGTCCGGTACGTGAACGTAGGGTCTGAGCCACTCGACCTTGAAGTAGTCGCCCTCCTCGGGCGCAGGCCGTTGCTGATAGAGCGCCGACCACGTTCGCGCTGGCGTGTTCTTCTGAAGCTCGCGAAGCTGTTCGCCGTAGCCGTAGTCGTCGTCCCACAGCGGCTCGTCGAGCGCACGACCGAGCGGATCGTTCGCCTCGGCCATCGCCGGGAGGCTGATCACTTTCCAGTCGTCGTGTTGCAGAGCGCGGCCAGCGAGATCGTCTTCGTGCCAGCGCGTCTGGATCAGGACCTGTGCCGCATGAGGTACAAGACGAGGACGAAAATCGTTAAGATACCAATCCCAAATCCGATCCCTGATAAGATCGCTATCAGCGTCCTGTCGTGATCGGAGGGGGTCGTCAATAAGCCCAAACTTAGCCCTGAACCCAGCGATACCAGTGCCAACACCAGCAGCATAATACTCAGCGCCATTGCTGAGTGCCCATCGTCCAGCCGCCTGACTGTCATTCGCAAGATCAACACGCAGGACAAGGCGATGATCATCCACCAGATTGCGGACACGGCGTCCCCACTTTTCCGCAAGCTCGATGGTGTGGCTCGCCGCCAGAATATTCGCGACTTGGCGCTGTAACATCCAAGCCGGAAACAAGATGCTCGCGTAGGTCGATTTCGCCGAACCCGGCGGCATGAACACCGCGAGCCGTCGCGTGTCGCCGCGCTCAACAGCCTCCAGTTCGGAGATCAGCAGGCGATGATGCGGCGCAGGCTCATAGCCGCAGAACCGCGACCAGTTAGTTAAGCTGGTCCGGACCGCTCGCCTCTTCTGTATCGTCCGCGAGGCCCTGCGAGGCGATATAGGCAAGCTGCTCGTCGGTGAGACTGTCTGGGTCAACATTGCGATTGGTGTTGGTGTTCTCGGACTTTTCAATCCAGAGGCCAGCGAGCTTGGCCATCGCGGTCAGCGCACCGTTGGCCGCCGACAGTTGGCCCATCGCCAACGACAGCTTGTGAACCCGGTCGAACTTGTTGATCAGGCTTTCGATGGTGAGTTCGGTGCGCTCAGAGGCGACGCTCTGAAGCTCGATCACACGATCTAAAATGCTCTGCTTTGCTCTAAGCGTCGCAGCGTTGCCGCGATGTTTCGGATAACCCGCAAGCACATACGCCTTGTCGGCGGTGTTGCCCTTGGCCAGTTCCTGCGCAAACTTTTCGTGCTTGGTATTCTTCAGCACCGGCATGTTGCGATCTCAGGCTGACAGCATCAGCAGCAGCAGCACCATCAGCATGACCTCGATGCGCTGAACCTGAGTGTCTCTCATGACCATCACCAAAGATGTTGGCCCGGTGCATCCGGGGACGAATACACCGGGCCGGTTCAACAGCGGAGCCGAAGGAACGGGGACCGCTGCGGAATTTTGCCGACACATTTTGTGAGGATGCCTGAAAATGCCCGAGTTCATGTAAGCCGTCAAGTTCCAGCCAGCGCACCAGCCAGCGCATCCTTGGCGATCTCGCTGATGTTTTTAAGACAATGCCGCCCCATGCTGGCGCAGAAGGCATCCATCCCTATGCCGACGTTAGCTTGCCGCAACGCGGCGTGAGCGCGTCGCCACTGCTCGTCGCTAGGCTCAGGAAAGACCTTGACCGGATAGGCGTCGATCCATTTCCCGATCTCTGACAGCGCCTCCTCAAGTTTTTCGCACCGCTCGCACACGCGGCTCACCCCTTGAACTCGATCTGGCTGTGCCACTCGTCCAGCGTTTTGTTCAGCGCCGTGGCGGCGTGATACGCGCCGTTGGAGATGCTGACGTGGCGGTCGATCTCGGCATGCAGCCGCTCCTCGTTGTCGGCGAGAAAGCCGTCCATCTTGGTCAGCGCCTCGAACAGCCCGTGCAGCTTGGAGCGGCTGTCGGTGGTGGTGCGGCTGATGATCGCCTTGGTGTGCTGAGCAATCGCGTCGGCGACCTTCTCGGGCGTGACGTCGTTGTTCACGCGGGAGACCAACTCCGTCACTGCGGTTTCGACATTCTTGATCAGTTCAGCTTCATCCATTCCCATTTGTCTCTCCCAGTTGCTCAGTGGATAGGCCGTAGACGACCGCCAGAACGTCGAGGGCTTCGCGAAACGTGTCCATCAATGCATCGACCTGTCGCCGCGCTGAAATCGAACGGGTGACCGCTATTTGCGAAATACTCATGTTGCGGGTCAGCACGTCGTAGACAATCGAGGCCTCGTAGGGTTGCAGCGCGTCGGCGGCGCGTCGCAACTGCGCCAGCGCGTGGCTGAGCGCCGTGACGTCGGGTTCTTTGTGGCGACCGCCATCGACCGGCGTCTCGGTCATGTCGATGGCGTGGCCGCCGCCGATCTCGGATCGCTCGCGGTAGAGTTGGTACAGCCGACCAGCAGCGAACTGCACGTTGTCGATCTGACAGTGGCTCACCATGCGAGCAAACGGATCGGTGCGGATCGAGCGCAGCACGTTGATTTTGGCTCCCGGCTCCAGCGCCAGCGGATCATCGACCAGCGCCAGCGCCACCACCGAATTGATCGGCAAACTTTCCGCAATCCGATCATGCACTTTGCTCTTTTTCATCAAATTCTCTTTGACGTTTCACGTGAAAATATCAACCGCAGGATCGCTGCCTCGGTTCGCAAGTACGCGCTGTCGAACCGCGTCTCGATGGTCTCGCGAAGCCCGCGCCGCATGATCTCGACGAACTGATCGGGCTGCGCCTCGGCCAGCAGCACCATGTACGGCTCCATGATGTCCGGATAGCTGCGGCAGGCGATATCGAACGTCTCGGCCAGATGCCGCGTCGCTTCGAGCGTCGTCCACTGCGACACCGGGATGTCGTCAAGGTTTAACGGCATTCGGTTGCTCCGCGCGTCGGCGCTCGATTTGTTCATCGAGTTCGCGACGGGTGACGTCTGAAGGCCGCTTGGCGGCAATTCCGGATTGAGGCTCGCTCGCCGTCGCGAGCGAGCGAGCCGGTGAGTTCGGTGGAACTCTTTCTCGCGCGGCTCCGAGTACAGAAGAAGTAAGAGAAGTATCTTTATCTTTATCTGGTGGCGTTAATTTTGTGACCGTGGAGGACACGGCGGGACGTTGCGGGACATCGCGTGACGGAGGTCCTTGTCCCGCAATCGTTGCGTGACTTTGCGGTATGTCACGCTGTGCCGCGCCACTGTCACGCACGGTTTCGTCACGCTGTGTCCCACCA